ATTGTGGGTGTGCCGCAAAAAATATTAAAACCACAAAATCAATTAAACGCTGAAAGACAACAGGCACAACAACAACAAGAACAAATGCAACAGATGCAACAGCTACAGCAAGTAGCGGAAGCAGGGGGAAAAATAGCACCACTCGCAAAGGCTTTACCAGAAGAAGCTAAAGCTGTAGCGAATGCTGATGCTGAGTAATGAGTGATCTTAAACAGTTTGAAAAACAAATAAAAGAAATAAGAGAAGCATACAAACAAATTTTTGAATCAGATGAAGGTAAAAAAGTTTTATCTGATTTAGAAAAGCGATGCCACTTTTGGTCTACCACTAATGTTAAAGGGGATAGCCATGAGAGTGCATACATGGAAGGTCAAAGGAGTGTACTTCTATTTATTAAATCAATGCTCCAGAATGATAACACTAAAGGAAGATAACTATGTCACAAGAACAGATAACACAGGAAACTGTGCCTGTAGCAGAGACAACACAAACTACTACAGAAGCACCACAACAAACACAACAACCAATCTCTCCAACAACAGAGCAACCAGCTGTTGCTAAGACTTGGAAAGAAGCAATCTCAGAAGAGTTTAGAAACGATCCAAACATCGAGAAGTTTACAGAGATTGATGCACTAGCTAAATCTTACATCAATGCTACAAGAATGATTGGTCAAGATAAAGTTGCCGTGCCAAACGAAAACTCAACAGATGATCAATGGAACGAAGTTTATACTAAACTTGGTAGACCCGAATCTGCCGACAAATATAAACTTGAAGTAAAATCAGATGTTGTGCCAATAGATGAAGGTGCAATAAAATCATTTGCAGAGAACGCACACAAGCTAGGTTTAAATAATAAACAAGCTCAAGGTATCCTAGAGTTCTATAAAAATTCTATGGAAGGTACAGCACAACAATCAAAGATTGATACTGAAACTGCACAAGCAAATGCTGAACAACAATTACGTCAAGAGTGGGGTAAAACTTTTGAAGAGAATGTTAAGAAAGCTGGTTCAGTTGCAAAAGCAAATCTAGGCGTAGAAGTTTTAGATATGCAATTAAAAGATGGTACAAGACTTGGAGATCATCCAGATGTTATAAAAGGTTTTGCAAAGATTGCAGATATGATGTCTGAAGATAAAATTGTTGCAACAGAATCTGAAAGTGTTGATCAAGGTAAAGATGTTGAACAAGAAATATCTAAGATTATGAATGATAGATCTGGTCCATATTGGAACAAAGGTCATCCAGATCATGATAAGATTGTACAACAAGTATTCACATTAAGGTCTATGATCAATGGCAACTGATAATTTAACTAACGAAGAAATTAAGTTAGAAATACTCCGTATCGTAAAAGAAACTGGTACGGAGTATCAGAAAAAAGATCCCTTGCCAATTTGTGAAATTTATTATAAATGGATAAAAGGTAAGACAATTCGAAAGAACCTTACTGACAAGAAGGAATAGACTCTAGTCTAACAGACTTTAAATGCAAGGAATGCCTGTCATTCGACAGAGAACTTTTCTGTTTTGTTTAAACTAAACCGACAATTAAGGAGACTAATATGTCAAACCAAATAACTACAGCATTTGTACAGCAGTATTCTGCTAACATTCAAATGCTATCTCAACAAATGGGATCGTTATTAAGAGACAAAGTTAGACTTGAAAGTGTTGTGGGTAAGAATGCGTTCTTTGATCAAGTTGGTGCAGTAACTGCACAGAAAAGAACAAGCAGACATTCAGACACTCCACAAATCGATACACCTCACGCAAGAAGAAGAGTATCATTAGTGGATTATGAATTTGCTGATCTTATCGATGACCAAGACAAGGTAAGACTTTTAATCGATCCAACTTCATCTTATGCTCAAGCTGCTGCATTCGCAATGGGTAGAGCTATGGATGATGAAATAATTAGTGCTGCTTTAGGCACTTCATTTACTGGTGAAACTGGTTCTACTTCAACTGCGTTACCTTCTGCACAGAAGATAACTGAAAGTGGTTCTGATGGTTTAACTATTGCTAAATTAAGATCTGCAAAAGAGATCTTAGATGCTGCAAGTGTTGACCCGTCAATAACTAGACACATCATTGTATCGCCTAAGCAAATTACTAATTTATTAGGTACAACTGAGGTTACAAGCTCAGATTTTAACACTGTCAAAGCATTAGCTTCTGGTGATGTTAATCAATTCTTAGGCTTTAACTTTACTGTTTCAAACAGATTGAATACTACTTCTTCTCTAAGACAGTGTATCGCTTACGCACAAGATGGCTTAGCTATCGGTGTGGGTAAAGATGTTACAGCTAGAATAGACGAGAGAGCTGACAAAGGTTATGCTACTCAAGTTTACTACTGTGCTTCTTTTGGTGCTACTAGAATGGAAGAAGAAAAAGTAGTTGAAATCCAATGTGCAGAATAATAGAAGGAGATAAAAGATATGACTACTAAAAACTCAACTTTAGTTGCTAACTTTGAAGCATCTCCTCAAGTTGCTAATGAAGCTGCAAACTTACACGGTGTTGTAAGGGTAGCACAAGGAACTATCGCTTTAGATACTGGTGACTCAACAGACAATGATATTGTTATGTTAGCACCTATCCCATCTAACGCTGCAGTGACTCAGCTATTCGTAGGTTCAGACAACTTAGGTGGTTCATGCACATTCAACGTTGGTATATACTCAACTGATGGTACAGTGAAAGACGAAGATAAATTTGCTACGCTAGTTGCAGACGCAGCTGGAATGGCAGATGTAAGATTCGAAGAAGCTAACATCAATACTGCTGGTCAAAAGATGTACGAATTAGCAGGTGATAGTGAAGACCCAGGTGGGTACTACTACATCGCAGCTACATTCAGTGCAACTGGTGGCACAGCTGGAGATATGAGTTTCAACATTCAATATGTTGTTAACTAATATCTAAACAGAATTGGTGGGGGATCTTGCCTAGCGGTATTTCCCCCATCATACACATGAAACAAATAAAAGATTTAAAAACAGTTTTACATTTCAAAAAAGGGAACTATGTATATCGTTATGTTCTTGTTGATCGTTTTCAGCATAGTTCTAAATATCACTATGGGTTTGATGTAAAGGAAGAGAGAACAGAAGAAGAAATATTTGCTTTAGAAAACAATAGAAAACTAAGAAGAAAGTATATCATCAAGAATGACAAAAAATGATTTTGATCCAAGAAATTTAGGATTATACAAAGAACCAAAACAATTATTGCATTTTCAATGGCAAGACGATACTAGAGTATATAGATATGCTTTAGTTGAAATTATCGAAGAAAAAGATATTAATAGTAGAACTAAGCAGAAAAAAGATGAGTTAGAATTAACTCAAGAAGATATATGGAGAAAATATGGCATCAGTAGTAGACATTTGTAATGGAGCATTAAATCAACTTGGTGCTACCACAATCTTAACATTGACAGAAGATTCTAAGAACGCAAGACTTTGCAACGCAAGATACACACAAATAAGAGATAGTGTATTCAGATCACATCCATGGAATTGTTTACAAAAAAGATTACAACTTGCTGCAGACAGTGATGCTCCTGCATGGGGATTTACAAAACAATACACTATACCCGCAGATTGTTTAAGAGTTCTTACAATATTAGATTATGATGCTGATTATAAAATAGAAGGTAGAAAAATTTTAACTGATAACTCTACCATGAAAATACTTTACATTTCAAGAGTTACAGATCCAAATGAATACGATGAATTACTAAGAGAAACTTTATCAGCTGCTTTAGCTGCAGACATTGCTTATGCAGTAACAAGTTCTAATCCAACTGCAACGAATATGTACAATCTATTTCAAAGTAAATTAAAAGAAGCTAGATTTGTAGATTCAACAGAAGGTCAAAATTTATCACCAGATAAGGGAATGGCAGATGTTATTGGTGCTGATACTTTTTTAAATTCGAGGTTCTAATACATGGCAAGAGTTGCTGTTCAATTAACAAACTTCACAGGTGGCGAATTATCACCAAGACTTGATGGTCGTAATGATCTAACTAAATATCCTACAGGATGTAAGACGCTTGAGAACTTTATTGTGTTTCCACACGGCAGTGCTGCAAGAAGATCTGGTACACAGTTTGTTGCAGAAGTAAAAGATAGTTCAGCTAAAACAAGATTAATCCCTTTTGAGTTTTCTACAACACAAACTTATATGTTAGAGTTTGGAAATCAATATATTAGATTCTATAAAGACGATGGTCAAATATTAGAATCAGATGTAACAATCAGTGGTGCAACAGCTGCTGATCCAGTTGTAATAACTGCAACAGCTCACGGTTATTCAAATGGTGATGATATTTCTATCCGTGATGTTGTTGATATGACAGAACTAAATAACAAAAGATATTTAGTTGCAAATAAAACAACCAATACATTTGAGATTACAGATATAGATGGTAACGATATTGATGGTTCTGGATTTACTGCCTACACTTCTGGTGGTGTAGCAAATAGAGTTTATGAAATATCAACTCCATATTTAACAGCAGAACTATTTGATATTAAGTTCGCACAATCTGCTGATGTTATGTACATCACGCATTCTAATCATGAAGTAGAAAAACTATCAAGAACAGGTCACACTTCCTGGACTTTAGCTGATGTTGATTTTACTGA